AAGGTAAAAATTTTATATCAGGTATTACAGAAGATATGGAAGTAAATGTGTCGCCATCCCCTAACTCAAAGTCACTAGACTCAACAAACACACCTGTCATTGCGCTGCCGTCGTCGTCAAATCCTATTTCATGTTGATATAAGTAACCATCATTAGTTGCTTGTGGATAACTTACAACACCAGAATCAAGCCAAGCTGTTCTGACTAATTGACCGTAATACCAAATTTTTTCTTGCGTGTTATAAATAACATATCTGTCAATTTCATTGCTATCAGCAGACGGATAAAACCAACCTACTTCGCTGTGCTGAATGTTTGTAAAAGCATGTATTTTGTAAGCCTGTCCTTCATTTATATCAGAAAAAACATAATTTTTTACCGTGCATGGCAATTGTTGTACCGTGCCGTTATAAACATAAAAAGCACCATAACTCATAAAATATACGCCACTTTCATCAACTACAGCAGCCTTCGGCCCTATCAAACCACTCGCTTCATTAATTAAATTTGCTGAAAAAGTGAGAGGTGGCCCTACAAATTGCATACTGTAAACAGATGTATCAGTGAATATGATAATCTCTTGTCTTGATTTAACGCCACCAACTATCAGAGATCCACTTGATAATCTTAAAGAACCTGCGCTGTTTGTAATTAATGGTTCAAATTCCAGTTCATTTTCTTGATCTGAAAATGCAACCAGCATCGGATCAATTGCTCCTGATCGACTGCTGCCTGATATAGGATCAGCACCTAGTACAACCAAATGTCTGTCAATTTCTGATGCAATTACTTGCAATCCTAAAGTTGGAACTAAATTTGCACCAGATGTAGTAGCAAGTTCAACGGCTCTTGTTGATGTTCCGTTGTTTTCTACCCATCTATATATACCGCCTCCTCTAGGATTGATGATGAGATTTTCACCAAAATTGTCATGTGTCCATAATCTTAACTGACCATTTGCAGTAAGCGCACTTGTTGATCCAAATGTTCCAGAACCCCAAGTGCCTGACCCCCAACCAGCAGATGTTACATATACATCAAGACCAATATTTATCTGATAACTACCATCAACACCGCTACCTCCATTACCAGAGTCGCTAGAATTTGCTGTTACTGTTACTCCACTCGTATTTTTTGCAACAAAAGTGTAAGTGCTTGAACTAGGAACTGTTGCTATCTCATATTCTTGATTTAATACAGCAGCAGTAATATTACCGCCAAGACTGACCGCACCTGAAATAGTAACAAAATCGCCCTGTACTGCGCCATGCGAAGAATCTGTGGCTGTAATAATAGATGATCCGTTTGTTGCAGAAAAAGTTATGCTGTTAGTCGATGTTTTTCTTATTGGTGTTACATCGTTAAAATCATCACCATCTTTTATATAATATTTTGATGTTGTCCCTAAACCTAAATATAAATTACTTCCTAAACTCAACCAATTATGTAAAGCTCTTGAAGTACCTAGATAAGTTTGCGTGGTAAGTTTTTCCCAACCGCCAAACTTTTCGACTCTACCACTCCTGAATCTAATCAAATTACAATCAAACCAACCGCCACCGTTATCGTAGGCAGTTCCTTCTCTGTCAATACCTGGTCTAAAATTTACTTTTGTAAATGGCATCTATACATTTTCCCATTCTTTATTCTGAAACAAAAGAGATTCTGCTTCTCTGCGCCTGATTAAGCCATCAAGCACTTTACCGCCTGCTTTGTTCCATCTCTTTATTTGCGCTGGAACTTCATCATACTCTGAATTATTTAATTTTTTCAATAATGTTGACGAAGATAAGTTACCGCTACCGAGATTAAATACCCAAGACACCATCGCGTCGAACTGGTGCTGTTCTAACGGCACTTTGACCATATCGTTGATGTACCCCTCATATTCGTGCATTTCTTCCTTTAGGAGGGACTCTGCTTCCTCTTTGGTTATTTCCATGTCTTCAGTAACACCCTTGATTGTTCCATATCCAATCGTTAAAACATTTGCTGCGCATCTATAGGCTTTGAGTTCGCAACCCTCAAACTTTTTTATAAGTGATAGACCTTCTTCTGAAATATTCATCAGTAATCTCCCCATACTTTTACTTTTTTACCGCCAAAGTATTCAACTGCGTGTCCTTCTTTTATGAGTATTTGACAAATATCTTCGCCTTCTTGCGTATACGGAATACCAAGTATGCGGCCGTACTTTCCTTTGCCCAAGGATTTGACCTTAAAAGATCCCTTACAAAGTTCTTTCAATCGTTCTTTTGCTAATAAACCTAGTTTCTTTTCTGCTAAATCTCTAGTGCGTGATTCAGGAGTATCAATTCCATGCAGTCTAACGCGCTGTTTGTGTAGTTTTACATCAAACCCTAGGTCTAGTATACAATCGAAAGTATCGCCATCTACAACGCGATCTAGCGTTGCTCTGTATACAAAAGCGTCTGGAGATTTACTCATTATCGGTATCCTTATCTTTGGTTGGGTCGTTATCTCTATAGTATTTTATTATCGTTAGAGATTGTCTTATGTATCTTTTTATATCAGCAATGTTGTTTGATAAATTTTCATATCCTTGCGCTGTTAAAGCGTAGTAAGCAACAGCAGGTGCATCACCGTTATCGTAGTTTTCAACGTATGTTCTCATCGTTTCAGGATTAAGTATCTTCCATTTTATCTCTGATGGACTGACGTTACTTGGTAAAGGTGGGTGATATATAGGCGCAGGCTCTTGAACAGTAATGATTTCTACTTGTTTTGGGTCTGGTGGATCAAAAAGATTGCCGTAAGTTGAACAGCCACTTAAAAATAAAATATTAATTAACAGTAACTTCTTCATCAAATTGTCCTGGATTAGTAAGTTCTACAAGTTCAGAGTTTACTTTTTTTGTACCTCTATTGACAATACCTTCTATTAAACCAGGTTTTGCGATAGCTAGGTTGTTTAGATCATGTCTTGCAAACGTGTTTCTTAATTTAGCAACTTCTTCATTTGCTTTGTTGTTCGCTTGAGTAAGTTGCCTTATCTTTTCTTGACTTACTTTTTGATCTTCAAGTTGCTGTTTCATTCTTTCGTTTTGTTCGCTTACAGTATTCTCCAGGACTTTTTGATTTTGAACAGCAACATTCAACTCTACTTGTAATTTTTCTATCTTTGATTTTTGTAAATTTATATACAAGGCACTAGCAGACAGACTTGCAATCAGTAATCCACCTAATATTATGTTTGTTTGTATGCCCATTTATTTAGTTTAACCTAAATTAATCAATATTTTAACTACCTTGCCTAATATTGATAATTGACGACGTTCCTCCGTTTACGCTAACCTGATTAACTTTCCCCTCCTGATCTATACGAATATCGTAACTGCCATCTTTAGATACCTTGATTTCTAGCTTGTCTTCTACTTGTCTTATAAGTTTTACTTCTGAATCAGTTATAAAGCTAGATATTTGAGTTTGGCTATCATACCCAACTGCTGTTCCTCTCAATCCTTGCTCTGACAATTGTGCGTCTGCTTTTTGCAATTCATCTACTTCCTGTATTACATCTAACAAATCTTCAAGAAAATTAGCAGCGAGGTAATCTATATCTAGTTCTGTATACTCTAAATCATCTTGTTCTAGTTCGTCTGTATCGAGTTCGTCAAACTCCAAAAAATCAACATCTAGTATTGTATCGTTGTTGGCAGTTCTGGAGTCATCTGTATCAAGTTCGCGTTCTTTTGGTGGATTTACAATCAAGTAGTTATCAATCATATCTAATGTAAGATCAAGTATGACTGGATTAGTGGGTGGTGTTTCTAAGTTATAAACCGTTGTAGCTTGGTATGGTTTATTTAGAACCACACTACCAAAAGCCGTTGTAACAACTATCTCACCAGAACTGTCTCCATTTTCATCTGGTAAAAGAATGACTAAACTCTCACCAGATTCTTTTACTGTAATCGTGAAGTCCGTCCCCCTTATTCCAATTGTAGCTGCATTTGTCTTTATTGAGATATTTTCTTTAGGTATGCGTGGCTTTTTACTAGAAATAAAACGGCCTGTTCCTTTAACGAAGTTCAAAGCCATACTAGATTTGCTGGGGTTGGGGTCGAATACAAACTTATCTATAATGACGTTGGAGTGTTCTGTCAATCTGATTGTAGTATCGTCACGGAACATAACGCCCATTCTGCCGTTACTGGTTTCTAGGCGATCCATAGCGTTTAGTGAGAAGTCAATCACACTTTCGTATGGCTTGTCTCTTACGACTCTGGTATTACCTTTTAGTTCTGTAATACTCCCTATATCAACAACTTGTGCTAGTACCTTGGTCTGATTGATTAATACACACGCTGCCGCCAGAACCATCAGATATGACTCTAAGCCAATCGTTGTCTTGCGTAGATTGTTGATCAATGTCAAAACTCCTTGTTGATCCATCATGTTCAAGTTTGAAATAAACGCCAGCGTAGCCGTCCGCATTGTGGTCAACGGTATTCGAGTCACCATCTAGGTCGATATAACTTGTACCTGAGTCTACATCTAAATCAATATGGACAGTGTTACTACTACCTTGAACTATCGTATCTATATCTGCACCACTCGCTAAACTGTTGGTAGCTAAGTCTAGTGTCATGGTATTCGTACTGCCGTCTACGTCCACATTTATATTTGCATTATCTGCCGAGTTCGAGTTACCAGGATCAACTTGTATGGTGTACGAGTTAGTATCTCCATCAAAATCAAATATACCTGTGAGGCTATCTGCATTAATATCACCCAACATCTTGTTATTGTTACCTATCTGATTTACGTCTAACGTCATGGTAGCACCATCTAAATCAAATTCAGTCATAGAGCCATGTGCAGAGTTCAAGCCACCTATGATGTTGCCAGAACCTAACTGCTCTAAGTCAATGTTAGCTGTCGCACCTACCTGATTGACGAAGATCTCATTGTCGTCGGATTTTGCCAGACTGTACGCAAACAAAAATACAAGCATGACAGAACCATATAGTATGTTATTGTTGTAATTCATATTGCCAATACCCTCTTTCGATACCTATTTTAATTATTTGTAAAACACCTTCTTCGATGCTTTTTTGTAGGGCAATTGATGAACTTTCAGTTTCTGTAACGCCACCCTCAACCTCCACCAATTGAGTCCCTTCCTCAATGAATCTAAATATATCCTGCGATAAGCTGACTGAAAGTATCGTTTTTGTAACAAGCACCTCAACCAATATTTCTCCTGTGGAGACTGAAACAAGTCTTAGACTTATGGTCATCAGGTTTTCTACATATTGCTTAGAAGAACCTATACCAAGCCATCTAGCTCCACTTCCACCACTTTTCGTACTTGTATCATAACTCAATACACCACCTTGAATCAAAAGTCCAGCAAATAACAATGGTTTTACTTCAGTTTCTTCTTCAAAAGATTCGCGTGTGCTTCTTATTATTTGGCGTTCTTTTGTAAGTGAATCAAGTCCAACTCGCTCAGTCACCCTGAAAAATTGTCCGTTAGCTGCGTGTTTAAGTGCGCGAATCAAGTATGCTTCTGGAGCTTGAGTTATAGCGGTACTGAATAAAGCGAACTGACCATTACTTTTGCGTTGGCCTGTATGATCCATAAAACTATTAGGGTAAATCGCTATTACAGGTTTTCTTTCAGCACTAGGTAAGTTTTTGAGTTCTTCAGATTGTAAATCAAGTATTGATGACTTTTTAATTACAATATTGGGTATTCCACCACCTTCTAAAAGATTCTTAGATGCGCAACTAGAAAGTAAAATCACCAATAGGAACAGTAATAGTAGTCGTCCCACCTGATTCATCAGTGATAGTAAGTGTGATAGTTTCATTTTCAATTACTTCGTACTCAATTTTGTTACCTTCTAATGTAAGTGACCCTGACTCTTTTTTATCCTCACCAAACAAACTTTCAACCATTTGTCTTGATAATTGCGCATATATGCGTGATTCTAAATTTCTTATAAAACGCGCTAATGTTGTGTTTTGTGCGTCTCTTGCTAACTCATCTTTGTACGCTTCTATTTCATCTTTGACCGCTTGTTTTCTACTAGCTTCTTGTGAGTCAACTGTTAAGTAATGTGAAGAAGTGTTAATTCCTGAAAAGCTAGGGCTTTTAAACTTAAAAGAAAGAGTATCTACCTTTGCGTTAATTTTATTAACAAAAGAAATAGCCACAAAAAACAAACAAAAATAAAAGAATATATTAGTTATAAACTCTAGCTTATTTTTTCTTTTCATTGTCCTCTACTAACCTATTTTCTTCTTTCAATTCTAAAACAGTATTGACTTTCTGCTGTAATCGTATCATATCTTGATCTAACAGTCGTAGTTGATCGGTAAGCCTAATTATAGTCACTTTCATTTCCTGGACAGCAGGATCAATTTTTTTTGTTATTGTTTGCCATACAAAAAATACAAAGTATCCTAATCCAGCAACCATTACTATTGGAAATCCGAACTCTGATACTATTTTAACTATATCCATTACTTAAACTTCTTTTGTATGTATTTGATACCTGCATATATAGATAAACCATATACTGCAAATAAAGTTAAAGATCCAAATACGATTAAATAATCCGAAGGGTATAAGTATATTAATCCAAATAGACCATCTACAACTGCTTCTGCGTCGCCTATCGGTGGTAGGTTAATCTCGTCTTGCATCTATCTTACCGTCCTCGACAAAATTCTCTGCTCTAGCTATTCTATCAAGATCGGGCGATAAATTTAAAGCAGCAGATACGCTAGTATCTATACGTATTATATCGTTGTTCATTGTTGCCGCTCTGGTGATAAGCATTTTAGATATGGCTTGGACTGTATTGATTTCACTAACCAAAGCGTCAAACATTTGTTTCATAATTAAAAATATGAAATAAGCCATTACTAGGCCACTTGCGATTGGTAGACCTAATTCTGCAATTAGATCAAAGGCTTCCATCTAATCTTCGCCTTTAAACTTTTTTGATTGTCCAGATGTCCCTGCGTAAATGCCAAAAACTGCTGCCATTGCCCCTGTCACTATACTTACAAGACCAGCTTGTTCTAAGTTCGGCTCTGGCAAAGTCATAAACCATGTGATGACTTTATACAATAAAACTATATATACACCTACGAATACTCTTGGGAATATTCTCCAAGCATCGACAGTTCTAGCTAGATGTATCCACTTTTGATAAGGATTTACACCAATATTATTAGGCGTTAGCTCTAACTCAACTTCTAGTTTCTTTTTAACGACCTGTTCTTCGCTATCAATTACTTGATTCGCTTCTTTTAAATCTTTTTCCATTTTTACCTCTTAATCTTCGTATAGATTATTGAAAGTGATAAATGGGTCAAGATAACTTTCGTGCGCCTCTGCTGAGTGTTTCATTTGTGATGGTTTAAAATCTGGTGCGCCTTCACCTGTTACCCAAAGTGCAGGACTTGTTGCTCTGACTCTATTATTGGGTAGCGCAACAAAATTACCTTTCCATTTACAATCTTCAGTAATATATAAAACATGTGATTGTTTATGTTGCGCAGAGTCATCTGCGATGTCGGAATCAGTGTAATCAACCGTAAATAAATATTTACCTGTATAGAAGTCTCCATCAATCTTACAAAGCCAAGGACTTGAACTTACTCTATCCATGACTATTACCGAATGATGCCTGGATTCACAATCCCAGGGTTGAGCTAAATGATCTTCCATTGGCTCTGGATAATCTTCTGAAGGTATATCAGCTACTAACGCTTGTATCGGCATCCTCGCCCACATAGCACCGCCATGTATATTTCCTTCATCATTATCTTCACACTCTGATTCACAACCAGTAAAAACTACCTGAAAACTAAGTGATCTATCAGGTATTGTATTTACTGCTATTGCTAATGCGTGTATATACTCATTATGATATTTTTCGTGATTATGAGTAAATTCACGTCGCACCCAACATTTAAAATGTGGGATGTTACTAATTAAATAAGACAAATTAACTCACTTTTTTTGTGGTTTTCCTCATCATGCCGCCTTTTGACATTTTTCTTGTTGTTCCATACTTAGATTTTTTTGCTGCGCCACCACCTCGCATACTTTTTCTGGAGCTACTTCCTTTTGATTTTTTGTTGCTCATTCCATACATTTGTCTTCTTCTATCCATCTTACCCTCGCTTATTTTTTCTTTTTCTTCTTTTTCTTTAAAGTATATGCTTCATTTTCTGGCGTATTAGGATCATCTGCAACAAACCTGCCTTTCTTCGTTCTTGCTCTTACTCTTTCATATTCGCCATTATTGTGTGTCTTTGACGCAGTTTCTTTTTTAAAAAAAAAGTTTTTAATAACTGTCCACCATTTCATAGTAATTTCCTCTTATACGAAAAACTTTGTAATTACGATTGATCCAAGTATAAATGGATAAACGCCCCAGATCAAAGTTTCTAATCTTTTAAATTTTTGAGAACCTTCGTCCAACCTTTTTTCAATATATTCATATCGAATTGCGCACTCTCTTTCATGGGCCTCTATTTTTGATAACGAATCTTTTACTGTTGGCATCATGCCACCTGTATGTCCCAACAATTTAAATTAGCTGCAACTGTTCTTCTTTCGCCTTTGCCTTGAAAAGGATAAACCATGTGTTGTAACCAACTTGGGAATAAATATAGTTTTCCTACTTGTGGTTGCACTACAAAACTTTGTGGTGGTTTTAAAATATCCACATCTGTAACGTGATTTTGTCCATACTGAAAAGCTAAATATCCATCACAATGACCACTAGAGTTATATAAATTATATTCAGATGTTCCTGCTGTAGGTTGATCTAATATTTGCTGTGGCACTTTTGTCCACATAGTAGCAGATATACCCATTAGTGTTTTAGTTCCGTGACTATGTATTGGGTTGTAGTCTCTTTCGTAACTGTGTACTGACCAAAGTTCATCCATTTCTACACGCTTATTAGTTTTGTATTGTGCGCCAGTAGCTTTAGAAAACTGATTAATATACTCGGCTCCTAGCCCACACAACATATTAGTAAAATCAATAATTTTTTTATCTTCGTGATCCATTAATAGTTGTTGTCCGTGCTGTATTTGACCAACAAGTGTACTAGCAAGTGATTTTCGTTTCTTTTTCTTCAAATAAGAATCTAAATACTTATTTAAATTTTTTACCATTTCTTCTGGTACATCATGCTCTAGCACAAAAACACTAGGCATACCGTGGATTTGAGTAGCCATATTAACTAGGTACTGAAAATGATTCGTCTGCTACAGGATTTGTATTTGGATTAGTAATAACTGAATCTACTTGACTAGCAAAAACTGTATCCCATAGTGAAACAGGGCAAAGTGCTGTCAAATCAGCTTTACTAAAAGTTCCTTTTGCTGCTGCGGTAAAATCACCTTCGGCTGCTACTGCCCTGTGCGTAAAAGTATTAGTATAGTAGGTTGCATCACCTTCACTATCGTTCTCGTACTTTATCTCCAAGACCCATTCTTGTGCTTTGCTGGACTTTTCATACGGTATTGCTTTCGTCATTGTTTTTGTTACTGCCATTTAATTTTCCTCGTTTATTTGTGCTTTTAATTCTTCAACTTGTGCTGAGAGTTCTTGTACTGCTTTTACTAGACTTGGAATAAATTTAGTATATTTTAAAGAGTATTGTTTGCCGTCCTCACTTAAACGTGTAGCAAGATTTGTATTATCTTTCATAATATAATCATACTCAGCTTCTAACTTTTCAACATCTTGTGCTAAAAACCCAACATCTAACCAATCTTCTTTATGTGTTCCGTCAGGTGTTTGTGCGTTTAAATCATAATCATCTGCATATTTATCGCCATACTTAGAGCGTTTATCCCAACGATAAGTAACTGGTTCTAATTTATTAACAAAATCTAATCCTGTTTTAATAGGTGCTACATCTGTTTTATCTCTTGCGTCAGAAGCTACTGTCCAATCTACTTGAATATGGGCATCACCAATATTTTCATCACCTATAAAAATAGCACTATTGCCTGTAGTATTAGCCCCACCAGGACTTCCTGATATTCCAGCATCGTGTCCAATAAAAGTATTATTGGTGCCAGTAGTATTACTATATCCCGCAGAAATACCTACTCCTGTATTATCAGAACCTGTAGTATTCAAACCTAGTGAGGCATTACCTACAGCAACATTTCCAGCCCCAGTACTATTAATATACATACTGCCTTGCCCTATAGCTGTATTATTAGCACCTGTGGTAGTGTTAAACAGAGTAGAGTGACCAAGACCTGTATTAGCACCAGCGGTAGTATTATTAAAAAGCGACCTATAACCAAGTGCTGTATTTTCTGCTCCAGTAGTATGGTCAAACAGAGCTTCACCACCAACTGCGGTGTTTTGTACTCCTGTCGTACACGTTCCTAGAGCATCTTCTCCAACAGCTACATTATAAGTACTTGTTGCGGTAGTAACATTAAAAGCATCTAACGCTCTTGTTCCTATTGCTACGTTAGAAAATGAACCTGTGTTAACTTTCAAAGCATCTACACCAACTGCTGTATTGTTTCCGCCTGTTGTGTTTGATGTTGCAGCATTTATACCAACTGCTGTGTTGTTGCTTGCTGTGGTGTTAGCTCCTAAAGCACTTTGACCAATAGCAGTATTATTTTCTCCTGTAGTATTAGCATCTAAAGAATAAGAACCTACTGCTACATTCTTAATACCTGTTGTAATTAATTTTCCAGAATTATAGCCAATGGTGATATTTTTCTCACCTGTGGTTATTGCTGCTCCAGCAGAGTAGCCAAGAGCAGTATTTTTACTACCTGTTGTGCTTGCTGCTAAAGCGCTAGTACCAACTGCTGTGTTATCAGATGCTGTTGTATTAGCAGACAAAGCTCCGTAACCAACTGCTACGTTGTCATCTCCTGTTGTGTTTGCATCTAAACTATAAGCTCCAACAGAAGTATTGTTAGCACCTGTTGTGTTTAAAGTTAAAACACCAGCACCAATAGCTGTATTGTTATTCGCAGTTGTGTTCGCATCTAAAGTTCCATAACCACCGACTGCAGTATTGTATGAGCCTGTTGTGTTGGCAATCATGGCAGAACATCCTACTGCTACATTTTCTATACCTGTTGATGCTACTTTCAAAGCTTCGTGACCTACTGCTACATTTTTTCCCTCTGCACCAGCGTTGAGAGTAGTAAGAGCATTTGTACCTACTGCAACATTTGAACCATTACCATCTTCAGTAGCTAATGCTGCTGAACCCACCGCGACATTATTTGCACCTGTCGTTAAAGCTCCGCCAGCACTATCTCCGATTAATGTGTTATCTGAACCTGTGGTGACAGCATCTCCAGCTTGAAAACCGACTGCTACGTTATCAACTCCAGTAGTTGCAGCAGTTAATGCTTGATAGCCAACCGCTACGTTGCCAGCATCTGCACCAGCATTTAATGTTGCTAATGCTGCTGATCCTACTGCTACGTTCTGTCCATTACCATCTTCAGTAGCTAGTGCGCCAGAGCCAACCGCAGTATTATCACCACCAGTTGTTATTGCGCCACCAGCATTATCTCCAACCAAAGTGTTGTCTGATCCTGTCGTTACCGCATCACCAGCAGCATATCCAACGGCTGTATTGTCTGTACCAGAACTATTCGCAGTCAAAGCTAGTGTTCCCACCGCAGTATTATCCGCTGCTGTGGTTGCTACCAGTAAAGCTCCAGAGCCTACTGCCACGTTGTTTGAGCCAGTAGTTAAAGCACCGCCAGCATTATCGCCAATTGCAGTATTATCTGAGCCAGTTGTTACTGCATCAAGTGAGGCTTCACCTACTGCTACGTTATCTGTTCCTGTCGTTAAAGCTGCACCTAATGAGCCAGATCCTAGTCCTACATTACCTGTACCGCCTGTTAGGTCTAGTACATCAGTAACCGCTGCTCCTGAACCAGCACCATCAGCAACAATCATCTTAATACCGCCATTTGGTATTACGACATTTGCGCCTGTACCTTGAGAAATAGTTACTGTGTCACCAGCACTATTTTGTATAATCCAGCATTTATTAACTGTATTAGGTGCTAATGTAACAGTACAAGCCTGAGATAAAGAACCTGTAAGAGTAAGTGCCATTGCTCTAGCTGCATCACTTGCGCCATCAGCCATTGTAATTGTTGCTGTAGAAGCATCTGAAAGAGCTTCTGAACCGCTACCAAACGCTTCTGCAATAAGTTCTAAGTTTGTATTTGTTGTTGTACCCCAAGTCCCACTGGCATCTCCTGTTGCCATTTCGTTGAGTCTTAGATCATTTACGTATGTACTTGCCATATTTTTTACCCTCGTTTTGGATATATTACCTTTTTATATCATATTTAAGCAACTTCTTCCCAATTAGCTTCTTGTGTTTCTGTTATTTCTGTCCATCCAGGTGTTTGTGAACTGCTAATCGAATCCCAACCTGGTGTTTGTGATTCATCTATCATACTCCAAACAGCAATGAATCCAACCTCACCAGTTGCTTCTGATAAAGAAACGCTCACATTCGCTTGTGAATTTGTAGTAACAGAACCTATTTGTCCGTCTGAAGATACGCCATTTATGGTAAATTTTTCATTATGATTTACGGTAACAGAGCCAATTGCGCTCGTAGCTGCAACACCACTTACAGCTACATTTGCTTCTCCATCTACATCAACACTTATAGAACCAAGTGTGCCTACTGCTCCAGCAACTACTGCTATTGCTTGTGCATTTACGCCTGCTGTAGGTGCGCCAGTAGTTGCTGACAGGCCAGATACAGATACATTTGCTTCACAATCAACAGTTAGAGTGCCTAGTGCGCTTGTAGATGCAAGACCTGAAACAGATACATTTGCCTCTGCATCAAAAGAAACTGTACCGAGTGATGTAGTTCCTGCTAATCCAGATAATGTTGCGTTAGCTTCTGCGTCAACGCTGACTGATCCTAACGCAAAAGTACCTGCAACACCTGTAAGGTTTACATTTACACTAACACTTGCGGGCTGACCCCAAGGCCCAGACCCCCATGTGGATCGACCCCATCCTGAATCAGGCATGAGATTAGGCTATTCTAATAATAGCTGTCGAGGCTGCTTTTGCTGGGAAGACTACTGTAAAATCACCTGCTGTACTGGTTTTATCACCGCCAAAGTCAATAGTTGCTACAGATTTATCACTATTAGTATCGTTGTAAATCATACAACCTCTAGCTGTTATACTAGCTGTACTAAAAGTAAGATCAGCAAAATCTGTTACTGCTGTTGTACCTGTAGAGCTTGGCGTGACATTTGTCAAAGCAGCACCACCTGATGTGTAGTTAGTACCTGATGCTTGCCCTGTTGTTGTAAAAGCGGTTGTAGTCGCTCCTAGCGTCGCTGAACTTGTATATAGAGCTAATTTGAATGAGTTACCAGAACTGTTTGTAAAATTGTGTGTAGCAGTTAGAAGCTCAACCTTAAAACTCGTTGTCAGTGTGCTAGTTATAGCCATATTTAAATCCTCTTAATTATTTCAGCTAAGTCTTCCTCGCCTGCTTTGATTAGCTCTTGTATCAAACTTGCTTTATAAGATTTTATAGCATTTTTGATATAAATCAAACAAACCTGATAAATTAAATCTTGATATGCTCTAGCTTGTTCTTTTACGTGTGGTTCATTATCGTCTGAATAAGAGCATATTTTATCTACAAGCTGTTGAGACCAAAACTCAGGAGGATGTCCTCCAAATTTAGTTGTTGAGACCTCTACTAGACCTAACTCTGGTGTTCCGTCTGGAGTAATTTTTATTACCATTTGTTAGGTTCTCCTATTTTATTTTTATTTAGATGGCTATCATATCTGTCCATCAAAACTGCTTCTTGTTCTTTAGTTGATGTTTGTACAGAGCTTTTGTTAAAAACACGATAATTGTTATTTTTATCCGCAAGAATTACTTTAGGATCATCTAACCTATGATATCCGTATAATCTTTCATCACCTGGTATCACTGTATCAAGTAAAGATGATGAATTAGCTACTTCGACAGTCATACCTCTTTCCATACATTTACATAACCAAAACTCTACGCATGCTCTACCTGACTCTGCAAAATATAGATTACCTTTATATGTAAAATCTATACCAAATAGTTTTAACGTACCTACTTTACACCAGAGAGCAAAAGCTACAGCGTATGCGACTGTGTTGTTTAGATAATGACATTTAAATTCAGAAACAACTTCATCTATTGGATATTCAATCAAACCAGGACATCTTTTATCGAGTTCGCATGTATATATTGGCCCTTTATGTGTTTTACATATTTTTGCCATACTTTTTGTTTGGCCACCAGCATCATCAGAATCTAAAAATCTACTGGCTGGATCTAACATAAAAATACGATCATGGAAAATGACATCAGCTACGGCATTTATTGCCCATACCTCGTCAAAATGTACTCCGTGGGATTTTGCAAGATTGTAGTCAAACCAACTTTTGCCCATGCCGACAATAGCTACAGTCTTGCCCTCAAGTTTCTTGATAGGCTTCATACTTTCTCCTTTATATTAACTTACTTGTGAGCGTAGCGAGTCATAGCGATATTCATCGCGTCTTCCTCTTGCTTCTGCTCTATTCTTTAATCTATCTATGCTTTGTAAAAATCTTTTCTCGTAAGTATCGAGTAAACCTTGTTCACCCTTCATAAAAGTATAAGCCTCAACTAATGAACCATACAACATTGCTTCTCTAGCGTTTTGCGAAAGCCAAGTGCCACTTGTATTTGACACCAAACTTGTCGGTTTGTGTAAGTAATGCAACTCAACTGAATAATTTGAGTCGGGAACAGGCGCAACGACAATAGATGTACCGCTACTTGATGATGTGCTGTATTCTTTGTCAAAATCTGCGTAGTACAAAGGCAGTCCTCTTAGACTGGTGTCAGCTATATCAGGTACATATTCCTGCATAAAGCTGGGGTGTTTCTTTTCTAAAAAATGATAATCACTTGAACCATCAATAACCGCAAGTGAAAAACTTAAAATAAAATCATTAGGACAAGTTAAAAATCTGTTTCCTGTAGAAAAACTTCCTATTTGATTTTTTCTAAAAAAATCAGATTGAACTAAATTAAATATGCGATCTTCTGTATTTTTTACAAAATCTGCAATTGTGTTATCAAAAGTAGTTTCACTGTTATCAGTAAAATTTTTGATTAAAGTTGTTAGTTCTGAGTATGTCATGTTGTGATTGTAACTGTTCCTAGTTCTGATGTCATTTCAGATAAAGAAAAATTAGAACCAAGGATTGATGGATTCATTGATAAAAAATTATTACTTGTACTATTGAAAACATTTGCATCACTAATAACAACGAAACCCTCACCCACTTCTTTATCGTTATTTGGTCTAGGATTGTATAAAGCCTCTGAATCATTTACTACAGGCAATGGTTCGATTTGAGGAGCTTTTGGCTCATAACATTCTGGACAAGTTTTTAAGCCATTCCATTCTTCTCTTAAATCTCCAAGTTTATACTCAAACCCACATCTATCACATAAACCTAATGCAAATTTACCAGTTGCATAAGCCATCAATAACTACTCCGCATAGATGGTTTGAGTCTGAATGAAGCTCTATCTTCATCTTGGTCTGCTGCTCTTCTGAACTCTTCTTCATACATTTGTTTTAGCATTTGGGTTTTATCAGGCGCACGTTTAACAGATAAATAATACGCTAAACCTGCTGTAAAACACGGATAGAACCTAAATGGCATATCCATTGTATTTCTTGCTGTATCAGCATCGTCCATTCTGACAAGTTTGTTAAATACTAGAATATCTGTAGAATTTTCTGGCGTAGGCCATACTTTTATAGCTGGTGTAGTTAATTTGTCAAAAAAGAATTGTGAAGGTCTACCTTTTTGGCTTTTCGTGGGTATGTTTATATATTCTGATCTGCTTATCCTGGTAATGTTTGTATCAGTATCCACACTGTTTACAGTTCTACGAACTACCATATCTAATAAATCTATGACATTAGTATTCAAACTGTAAGAAGCAGTTCCTTCTGTTACAGTCTGGGTAGCTTGTTCAATAGTCCACTGATTAAGTCCTCTGTTTGCCCATTCAGCTAACATGAGGTTGATGGATCTTTTAGCTGTTTTTAAGTCATAACCTGTTCTAAGTTCAAGACCACATCTTTCATAGGCTTCTTCTATGAACTCAGTTACATTAGGTTCAAAGTCTGTACTACCTGACAAAGCCATTGTTATTTACTCTTTTTCTTGGCTTTTTTCTTAGCTACTTTTTTCTTTTTCGGCATATTGTATAAAATTCTATTATCTGCCGATTTTTCTTCTGGTCTAACTTTAGCAGCTTTTCTAGCTGCCATTTTAGCTTCCATTTTTGTTTTCTTTTTTGCCATTTTTTTTCCTAAGAAATTGTTGTTACTTTACGTCTGTTGTTCATAACCTTACCACACCCTTTTGCGATGAATCCACCGTTTTTCATTTTGATACGATTCTGTTTTCTCATTTCACCACCACTACTTTTCCCCTTCCAACTAATTCTTCCAGGGCCTTTTTTCTTTTTTGCTGCGGATGTGCATTGAGCCATAGTTGGTCTACATGCAGGATAACCTTTTCTTTTTTCACCTTTCTGTCTACCGCAAGGTTTTCCTGTCTTGCAATCGACCCAACCTTTTCCTTTATTTTGACCAAACCATTCTCTTAATGAATTTTTTTTGGCCACTATCTTTTCCTATTTTTCATAACGCAACCTTGACCTCTGATAGTTACCAGACCGCCTGTTGCTTTCTTTTGTCTACTTTTGTTACCCCAATTTTTAGCACCTACTTTTCTGCATTTGGATAAAGCACCAGATGCGTAAGCAGATGGCCATACCTTGTAACGAGCTTTTACTTTATGATAACAAGCGTCTCTTTTTTTTGTTTTCTTAGCCATTTAACACTTCCACCTTCTTCTAGCTTGTCTAATTCTTGAATTTGGATTATTTCTTGTCTTTGCTGAACTGCGTTTTAGCTGTCCAAGTGATCTTGCGCAGTATGACTTTCTGCGTTTTGCTGCTTTACTTCCTTTTTTGACTTTCCCTGTTACAGCAGTCTTTAGTTTTGAACCAGGGTTTTTTCTACGATAGGCTTTTACGCCTTTTTTCGTCATACCTGCCCCACTTTTCGTGGGGCGGTAATTTCCACCTTTACCAACAGTCTTTCTTATTGGTTTGGTTTTTCTTTTTTTAGCCATCTATCAGTAGTTTTTATTCAATATTAAAATTATTGAATAAGCATCACCGCTAGAGTGTCCAACTGTTGTGAAGTCAATATCTCCAGTTACACCAGAGCCAGCATTATTTGGGATACCACTGAATCTGTCATCGTAATACTCATCACCTGTACTGTCTGCAGGTAAAGGCATAGCTAAGACATTTGTAGATGCGTCAAACTCAATATCAACGCCCATACCTCTAGTGGCCCAATAAATACGTGCTATAGAAACACCAGTACAGGCTTCTCCTGCGCTGTTAGAAGTCAACGCAGAAACGTCAACTTTTTTTACAGAAGATTCGCCTGTACCGTCTGATTCATTGGTGAACTTCAAGATAGCAACTCTTTCACCATCTTGGATAGTTTGAGAAGTTACTGTATCTGCCATTGTATTCTCCTATCTTTCGATTAGAACATTAACGTAATCAATGGTCATCGTCTGAGCAGAAGCCTCACCGTTTTGAATACCGAATGATACTGTAAGTTCCTCATCATCTGGTAAGTTAGTGTTTACAACACCTACAGGTTCTGCATTGTTTATTGAGTAATAAACTTTTGATGCGTCTGGATCAATAAACCAAGCTACAGTTATAAAAGTATCGTCTGCCATTGTAGCTACATCTTCAGTTGTAGTATTGCTGTTATCTTTCTCAACAAGAAAATCTAGTCCAGCATCTCCGTCTGCTGAGATAAAGAAAACACCATCAGTAGTATCAAGAGGTGTAGTATCAGTAATACCTAACCCCATTACAAAGTCCGATTGGTCTACATCGTTTACTTTAAATCTAGCTGAGAAGTATGCTCTTTTGCTAGTGCTTAATTTAAATGATTCGCCTTTTAGTTGTAGAAAGTCTAAATCGTTATCAGCATCATCATTTGTAATTAACAAAGCTCCACCAGCTTGTGATGTAAGAGCTTCACTGGCGTTACCTGAACCAGCTTCTGTTGTA